TTCAAAGAAGTTGACGCTGGTAAGGCAAAAGGCTTGAAGTTTGAAAATAGAGAAATGAACATTTCTTTGGCTGATTAAAAAATAGTTAGGAAAAAATGAAGGGATGCTCTTGCGAGTGTCCCTTTTTTCGTTTATAGTGCTGTTTATGAAATGCAATTCAGCATTTTTTAAAACTTGATGATAAATTAAATTTGGAGAACAAAATGGAAATTTCTGTAAATTCTTGGCATTACAAAATTCTCTCAGATTGTCAAAAATCAAAAATGCATAGAAAGAACACAACATTTTGTAGCTATTTTTGGAGTGTTGTTTCAGCCATCATGGTTTGGATTACTGTTGGTGTTGCATGTATTTGTTTATCCATTATTTTTTTGATGTGTGTGTATTGGGTTGGGTATATCTACTACTTTGCATTTACTGATTACTTTTCTTTGGTGCAAACTTTTGATTCAGAGAGACTATATACATCACTTGTTATTAATGTGCTTGTTGTGTTTGCTTGGTCTTTGCGACTCTTTTTTCTAGGGAGTAAGACCATTTATTACAAAGCAAAAGAAATTGAAATTCCAGAGAGTAAAAACATTCTTGTGCAATATGTAAAAGCTAAGAAAAAAAAGTACTGTCCAATGATTGAATTCAAGATTTAGTCATTGACACAAACCCCCTCACTATGACATAATATCCTTGTAGTGATGGGGTTTTTACTTTCTAGGAGATTGAATTATGTCATACGTTGCTGTTGTCGTTGTAAAGAAAGATAACACCATTGAAGTCCATGTCGATTCTTCCATTGAAACTAGTTTCATTACCATGGAAGCATTAGCCGACAAACCCACCACAAAAAACGTCTTCCGTAAAGTTATTAGCACAGAGCTTTTTGTTCATTATAGCTACGGCGGTGACTTGATTGCAGAAATCAACTATGATCGTGCTGGAATTCCAAAGATTTTTGTTGAAAAGAAAGCATAACCCATTGCAATCCACATCTCGTTATGAGATAATGGTTTTGTACTGAGGGAATGATCAATTACTAGGAGATTGAATTATGTTAATTGCAGATACTATTGAAGTTGTTAAATCTTCTGACAAAGGCCGTCACGTCTACATCACCTACGTAAATGGATTTGGTGTTCGCAAAAAAGAAATGTTTCGTGTTGTACCAAGTTATTCCAAAGCTGGTGTAAAAATCATTGTAAAACACATCGAATCAATTGACTCAGATTCTTATGTCGTTCGGGGGGAAAGAATTGATGAAGTTCGAATGAGCTACAGAGAAATTATTAAGCGAATTGGAGAATTGGTGTACTAAACCCTTTGCAATATAAAGCTCAGTATGAAATAATACCTTTGTACTGAGGAAATGACGAAACAAACTAGGAGATTGAAAATGAAAGAATCAAAAATTAAAATCGCTGACCTAAAATCTTGTGTTGATTGCTTTGACGCAATTGATTCGATTAAAGATGACCCAATAAACTATCTTGGTGGAATCAAAGCTTGGAATTCTGGCGAAAGAACCTACCTCAAATTTGCCTCTAAAAATAAAATTGCAGCAATCAATCGCAAACTTGATAAATTTCTTGACGAGGATGATGCATGAAAGCTTCACAGAAACTAATCATCTGTTTCGAGCAATTAAAAACCATTCAAAAATTTGCAGACGTTGATTCGAAACTCTTGCCTCTTATCGCTAAGTTGGAAGCAGAGGGTGACTTGTTTGGGCCTGCATGTCTTGTGATATACGCTCCTGATCCTATTTTCGTGAGTGCATCCTATTTTGGTAAGTCAAAAGGCCCAAGCAAACCAAAACTGTTTGGATATGAAGAAGAAGAATTCATGAAAAAACAATATTAGTTTGTTGACGCAGGGACGCGCTTGCTTTATACTGATTGTAGAAATTGAGAAAAACTTAGGAGATCAGATCATGACCAAACCAAATTCAAAAGAAATCGCTCTCGAAATCAAATCAACCTGTAATCGCCTTGGCTGGACATATGAAGCTCGCGCAACCACCCTCGTTATTCGCAAAAGATTTAACAGCACTAAAGAATCCTTTGTAATAGCAGACAGTGAATACTACGGTATTTTAAGCTTGATCCCTAGCACAAGTGCTGGTAGTATTTTTGGAACGGATGGAGGTGGCGTAGGCGCTCTAGCAGCCATGAAGTCTGGTGTCTTTGAAATGAAAAAGACAGGATGCAGCAAAAGGGTTCTAACCGCACTTAACAAAATGGATACAATCAAATGAAAATTTCAGACATGGAAAATGCAACAAAAGCAATAAGAATTCTTCGGAGCGTTCAATACGAACTTAAAAAAATTCAATCTTTGGAAATTGAAGAAAACCCTATCAATGATATTTTTAGCATGGGAAATAAAATTACATCCGATTTGGGGTTTGATGCTGTTCCTAATCAATTGCATCTGTCTGGTGTGTGGTTTGATGCTGTTCCTAATCAATTGCATCTGTCTGGTATGTATGTTACCAATGAGATAAAGAATCTAACAATTGAAGTTCTTCAAGATCACGAAATTGATTTAATGGATTATTTAGAATCCATTGGTGTTGAGATGTACGGGGAAAATAAATTTGATTAAACTGTAGACGCAGATCACACCTTTTGATATACTATTTGTGTTGACTGATTTCCAATTGAACGAAAGGAACTATATTATGAACGTTGAAACCAATCACGCCGTTGTCTTTGTTAATTCTGCTCACGGCTACAACCACATCAATACCCGAATTGATATGTCTTCAAAAGATGATCTTGAAAGTGTTTCAGCGGGCAATCTCCCTTATACCAGTAGCTTTGACTCTATTTCTGGTTCTGTTGTCTTTAACGCTCAATACAACGCCACTGGTGATGATTTCAGAAAGCCTTACGGGTTTGAACCAGCCTTGGGTGGAATGAGTAATTTTGACCTACGCAAAGCCGAAAGAGCTTTGAAACTGCTTCGCAAAGTCTCTAAGAAATATGACGCATTGCGAAACGAATCACGCAATTACGATTTCATTCCCTCGCTTGTTGCCTTTCTAAAATCTGCTGGTATCAAGCGTGTGTTCATCCGGTATCAAAATGCGAACGGTTTTGTTAATCTGGGTCTTGAAGATGCTATTTACGAACTGACCAAGATTGATCAGAAATTTCAAAACGGGAGTGTGTGAATTACGAAAAATCAGTCTTTAGAACAATGTAAGTTTGATAGGCTTAATCTAGAAGAACTTTTAAACAAACTAAAATAGGAAAGATTAGAATGGACATGAAAACGTACCTAGAAGAATCAGAACGCACAGCACCAAAATTCGAGAACGGTCTTGAAATCAACGACTCTGTTCTTGAAGCTTTGCGTTATACAATTTCAGAAATGGTGAAAGTTGGTAATCCTCTTGATGACTTGAAAAAGAACATCTATTACAAAAAGCCGTTTGCATGGATTGATCCTGTGAATGAAATCGCAAAAGAGAGAGTTGTATTACCACAATACGAAGCTGATATCGTTCATGCTGTGGTAGGTATTGCAACCGAGGCTGTGGAGCTACTGGAAGCCCTGTATGACCGTTTATCAGGGAAAGAGGTAGATGTGGTCAACCTAGTCGAAGAGCTTGGAGATGGCATGTGGTACGCTGCGCTGTTGCTACGCACACTCAACACAGACTTCGAACAAACCGCTGCAATTAACATTGATAAATTGTACAAACGATTTCCGCACAAGTTTGACGATAACAAGGCTATCTTTCGTGATGTAAAAGCGGAGCGAAACCTTCTAGAAAAAAGGATTAACCGAAATGGCGAGAAAGTGGAATCTAGGATCATTACCTGATAAGATACTTGTTAACAATACATTTTATCTGTCACCAAAAGAAAAGATGGATTCTGACAAGTTTCAGAAGAAGCATTCAAAATGCAAGTCATCCTTTGAATTTGCATTCGCTTACGGCAGTGGAATATGTGCAAGTTGTTTTGGTTAAATGCGCTCGTTGTGGTGATAGTAAAGATATAACGGATATTAACTACTGGTAAGGAAAATATAAATGGTAATTATTTACGGAACTCCGAACTGTTCATTCTGTGCAAAAGCAAAAAAACTTTGTGAAGATAAAAGATTGCCTTACAGCTACAAAACAGTTAATGTAGAGGTTACAGTAGAACAACTTACCGAAATGGTGGGTTCTCCTGTAAAGACTGTACCACAAATTTTTATGTCTAATGACGGATTTACTGAGTACGTTGGTGGATTTGAACAGTTAAAGACAAAAATTAAAAACATGACTATGTGAGAAAATCATGAAACCGCAAATGTGTTAGAAGTTGATCTTCTCGATTTGATGGATATGGTACAACGAAAAAAATTTGAGGAAAATAAAGTATGAGTCTAGTAGACGAAAAATTAAAAGATATGTATCTTCACATCATTGAAGAGGGTGAAAGCAAAAGCACTAGAACGGGTAACGTAATTAGTGTGTGGGATAAGAGGCTGGAATTTGATCTTTCAAAAGAATTTCCAGCAGTCACCAATAAAAAATTTGCTATGAATTCTTGTTTTGGTGAGCTTCTTTACTTTTTATCGGGTTCGACATCTCTTGAAGTTCTAAAACATTATACGTTCAACGATCAAGATTCAGACAAGTGGACTATTTGGACAAATGACGCCGAGCGATGGGGTGGTAAAGGAAATATTGTTTTGGGAAATCTATATCCTCATCAATGGAGAAGCTACGGTTCCGATTACAATATAGACACACCGACAAAACCAGTTGATCAAATTAAAAACTTGATTGATAGATTAAAAAGCGAACCTGATCGACGCGATCATATTGTTATGGCATGGAATCCATACGAAATTGAAAACGATTTGATGGCTTTAAAACCTTGTCATCTTGGCTTTCAGTGTTATATCAATCAAGAAACAGGAAAGCTTAATTTAAAATTCTGGCAACGATCTGTTGATTCGTTTCTAGGTCTACCCTTTAATATTGCGTCATACGCTTTATTAACTCACCTTCTGGCAAAGTGGACAGGGTATGAAGTTGGAACTCTGTCATGTGACTTGGGTGATGTGCATGTTTATGAAAATCACATGGATGCAATCTTTGAATTTATTAACAATGAAACTCATGTAGGGCCAACCATTCAACTACCAAAAGGAACTGACACACTAGAGAGTACATTGGAATTGACATCATTAGATTTTAAAGGGTGTCTAAAAAATTACACACATAGTGGAGTTATTAAAGCACCTCTAAGTGTTGGCTAACTTTGAAATTATCTATTGACTCAAACCCCCTCACTATGACATAATATCCTTGTAGTGAGGGGTTCTTGTTTCTAGGAGATTGAATTATGATGACCATTTCGTTTAATTCAATTATGCTGAAAAGCCCAGACCTTGTTAGAAGAGTTAACAAGCTTGGAATTGAATCTTTGAACGCTCTTGAGAAAAAGATATACACAAAATACGAATCTATTTTTAAGACAAAGTAACAGGGAATTGAATATGACAATTATTAGCCGCAAAGAAATGCCTTATCGTAAAATTGAAATTGACTTAACTGGTTCAGGTGGTAATGCTTTTGCGTTAATTGGTTATGGAGAACGTCTTGCCAAAGACCTTGGCTACGACTATGAACCGATCCGTGAAAAAATGACGAGTGGTGATTACGATAACCTAATTAAAGTCTTTGATGAATACTTTGGTGATCTAGTAATCATGTACAAATAAATTCGGAGATTACACTATGAACTTTCTATATACAAATCTGACGTATGAAGAAATGGTTTGTGAAGCTGAATACAACAATAACACATTAGCCATTGCCATTTCAGAATCCGCTGTTGCTGTTGCAAGAGAAGAACTTGAAAGCGAAGAAGAAAAGATTGATAATGGTGAGGTGATTTCAAAGGCTGGTGTTGCATCCGTTTGTCGGTTCTTGTACACACAAGCGTCATGGGAAAAGGAAGAGTCTCGATCTGAATGGTATGTTGATGAATTCCACGGTGATTTCAATCCTGCAAAAAACCACATCGGTGTTGTGAAATCAAATGGTGGGTACAAAGCTTTTGTTAAATATGGCCCATACGGTGAAGAAGACCTAGACCAATACGTGGACACACTCAAGCGAGCAAAGGTCTTGGCCATTGAACTTGCTGTTACAGCCGCTGGCGAAGGTTTGCTTCTGAAATAGAAAGGAATAATATGAAAGTAGTTTCTGTAGTAGACACAAAGAACACAAAACAATGCTCTTATAGAGAGGTTGGTGTAGTCATGGTAATCAAACGCTATGGCTACACATTTTGCATAACAAAATCATACAACTCTTTAATGAACTGTTATCTGTTGTGTGAATACAAAACTGGAAAAGAGTTTAGTGCATTTGGGCTTCCGTTAAAAATGGAAGATTCTGACGTTGATCGTGTTGTTGAAAGATCAAATGCATATCTTGATAAAATAGACAAAGAATTTATTAAAGATTACTTGTCTAGATTTCCTGTAGTGAATGAGGATGTTCCTGATAATAGTGATTCGCCCGATTACAGTGATGTTAAGTTAAAGCAAAGAATAAAAGAACAAAACGATAAAGCACTAATAGAAAAGATGGCTAATCCAAAAAAGAAAAAGGTATTTGAAAAGGAAAAGGTTTCTGCTATTAAGAAAAAGAGAGGCAGGCCAAAGAAGGTAGAAAAAGATAATACGTTGTTTTGAAAAAAAAGGGGAACTCACTGAGTTCCCCCTTTTTCGTTTCTACTGTTACATTTTCCATGCTTCTGATTTTGAGCCTTTCTGAAAACGTGCAAGCGGAAGAAACAAAACAAGCTCATAACTCTGTGCTGGAATGTCTACGAACTTTGATCTGACATGATCCATTCTGTAAGCGTGAACTGCGTGTTCAAAATACCTACTTTGTGCAAGTGTAGATATAACTTTCCATGAAAAATCCAACTTAGTCTTTTTATTAAACCGGTCATTAGTCTTAAACTTCAACAATGCCCTGAATGCAGCCATTCGCAATACAGGTTGAAGATAGTGAAAGTTCAATCCTAAAACAATCTCTGCACCATCTTTCGCTCTATATGCGTTAAAGGGTATTACCAGTGGGTATCTATCCCATAGTGGTAATGTATCTTTGTGCTTTGCATCGTACTCAAAAAAATACATTCGGCCTAGAGTCATTCCGCTTGAAAACAATTCTTGATCACGAAACATCCTAGCAGTTCTTACGCTACTAAAGTTCTTTGTAACACGTTTTCTAAACCAGTCCATACTCTTTTTAATGTTACGTCTTGACTTTGGGCCTTGGCTTTCAAAATACGATTTCTCAAGGTTTTGCAAAACCTTTAGATCAGTACCTGTTGTATTTTTATATTCTTTATTCTCTGCCATGATGTTCCTGTGGTGCGTTATAAATAACAGTATAGTCTAATTATCTATTTATGGTTTAAAATATGGCTTCGCTAAACGAATCAATAAAACATATAACAAAGCATGGTTTAGCTCGAACCAATAGGTTTAATGTTATCATAAGCTTGCCTGAAATTCTACAACAAAGTTTGAATTCTGAAAAGTCTGATGATGATGAGGCTGGTAATTTTCTTCAACCTTTAATCGGTTCTGTTGGTATCAATTTGGTTAAGAGTTATCTGGGGTCTGGTACAGAAATTGTGCGTGGATTGGATATCATGTGTGAATCAGCACAATTTCCATCAAAGGCTTTGGCTGTGTCAGAAACCAAGTACAATTCTGATTATTTCAGTGCGGCTCATGACATCACATACACACCTGTTGAATTTACATTTGTTGTGTCAAGAGATTTTTTGGAAAAGAATATTATTGACAAGTGGATGAATATGATCATTGATCCTAACACACATGAGGTTTCTTACTTTAATACGTATGTGTCGCCTAGTATTGAAATTCAACAACTAAACGAACTGGATCAAGTAACACATAAGGTTATTATTAAAGACGCTTTCCCTGTTGACATAAGCACGATGCAGCTTTCCAATGAAAGCAATGACGAGTATCACAAAATCAGTGTTACTTTTGCTTACAGAAAGTGGACAACTGCTGAGGTCACACAACCGTCTGGTGTGGGTTCTCTTGCACAGACACCGCTAGGCCCATTCACTACCCCTATACTTTCTAATCCAGCGGTACAGCGCGGCATAGACTTTGTAGAGACTCAATTTTTAGGTGGTGCAAGTCTAGAGGGTGAAGCTGTAGATATATACAATATGGTTGATGATGTTGTGAAGAACACAACCGGTCAATCTACGAACAAATCAGCATCACTATTAAATGGCATTAAAGCCAACCTCGATTTAAACAATGTAATTAGCAGCGACCAAAAAGCTCAATTAATTGGTTTGATTGATGGAACACTGGACAAATTAGGATAAAAGTAAGATGGCATTACCTAAGATTAAACACCCGAAATACACACACCACTTGGTGGGTCTGAACAAAAAAGTTTCTTATCGCCCGTTCACAAACGCGGAACAAAAGATTCTGTTGCTGGCTAAACAAGAAGAAAAGAACACAAGTCGAATCCTTGAAGCTGTAATGCAGATTTTGCATAATTGTATTCTTGATGACATTGATATCGACAATCTTAGTTCGTTTGACATGGAAGATATATTCCTTAGAATTCGTGCCAAGTCTGTTGGTGAGATTATCAAGCCACGATTTAGCTACAAGTACACCGATGAAAAGGGTATTGAAAAAACAGATTTTGTTAATATCGAAATCAACATTGATGATATCAAAGTTGTGGTTGAAGAAAAAGTTGATGATAAAATAATTCTTGATAAAGAATCACAGCTTGGTGTTAAGCTTAGATATCCAACTTTGAAGATTATTCGTGAAATGAAAGACACCAATGACGACATTGAACTTATTTCAAAATGTATCGTGTGTGTGTTTGATGCAGAAAATGTTTACAACCGTGAAGATATTAGCGATGAAGAGATGATTGAGTTTGTTGATGATATTGATATGTTAAACATGAAAGTAATTAATAAATTCTTTTCAAGCATCCCGCGTATCGAACACAAGGTGGACGTTACACTTCCAAAGCTGGACAATAAGAAAGAAACCATTACGTTTAAAGGCATCAATGATTTTTTTATCTAATGGTTTGTCATGAGTCGGTTGAAAGCTATTATACAAACAACTTTAGTGTATTATTTCATCCAAACCACAACTTTAAAGTTTCTAACAATTTCACACTTGATGATCTTGAAAACATGTTACCTTATGAGAGAGAGATTTATCTTTCGATGGCACAAAATCTAATAAAAGAAATAGAGGCAGGGTAAAATGGCATCTCCCGCAAACAGTATAATAAAAGCACTTTCTCAAAAAACTCAGATGAAAAGAGCAATTGACTTGAGGGCTGCTGAGAATGACAATGACGTAAAAGCCATTATCAAAAAAATGGTTGAATCTGCCATTGTTGCTCAGACATCCAATAAACCAAGGCTGATGATGAGAAGCATTGAAGAGCTTAATCAGACTGTTAGGGATTTGGTAAATAGAAATATTAGTGTTAGCGAAAAAACCAAAAAGAACATGGTTAGAAAGCTGACAAATCTGAGCGACGATCTGACAAAAGAGCTTGAATCTGGTGGTGGTGCCTCTTCTGGTGGTGGGGGTGGAGGATTAGCAAACGTTCTTCCAAGCTTTGACAACATCACATCTGCTATTATGACTGCAAGCCCAATTCTTGGATATGGTGCTAGATTATTACAAACTGTTGGTGAAGGCGCAAGCAATCAGAAATCAAAGAAATTACAACGTTCACAACAAGAGCGTGATGGGCAAATAAGAGCAAATGATATTCTAGATGATGATGAAGATACTGTTTCTGGTGGCGGTGGTTCTGTTAGTGATTCTGAAAAATACTTAGAAAGTATATTAGATCAGCTTGTCACTCTTAATTCGATTTGGGGAGATGGAACAACTGAAACAAACAGAAAGTTGTCAGAACTTGTTAGAGTTGAAGAAGAGGTTAAAGAAGAGCAAAGACTTCTAAGAGAGCAAAACGAGTACGATAGTATAGAAGCACAAAGACGACAAGATGCTGGTGGAGAAAGAGGTGGATCACCTTCACCAACAGGCGACCCAGAATCAGATTCCATGCTGAATAGTATTCTTGGCGGTGGTATGGGTGGCGCTATCATGGCGGCTGTAACGGGCATAGCTGGCTTTTTCGGCCCTATCCTTGCTGCCAGTAGCACTATTGCTGGACTCGCTGCTAAGGTAGCTATAATCCCTGCTGTGATCTATGCAATTTATGAGTTTATTGAGGGTTTCTTTAACGCTGGTGAGATTTTAGGGCTTGGTGAGAGTGAGGTAACAATAAGCGACAGAATTGCAGCGGGTATAGGTTCTGTTGTCGATGGATTTTTGAGTATGATTAATTCCATTGTGTCTACAGTGATGGGTTGGTTTGGTATGGATATTGATTTCATGCCAGAGAATTCAAAACAAATAATTTCCAACAGTATAAAAGGAATGTTTGATTTCTATAAAGGTATATTCAATGATGTGTTGTCATTGTTTGGCTTTGGCCCAGATCAAGAACAGTCTTTGTTAGATGGTGTAAAAGGAATTGCAAAAAGTGTTCTGAGTATTCCTTTGGCTTTGTTTAATATGGTGACTGGATTTTTTGGGATTGATGCAATTACGTTTGAAGATATTGGAAATAAAGTTACGGAAGGAATTAATACAGTAATTTCAAAAGTTACTGGATTTGTTTCTAGTATATTTGATTCCATTGTTAAATTCTTTACAGATAATATACCATCTTTTGAAGGTGCGGGTGAATTTCTATCTTCTATAGGTGATAGTCTTGACTCTTTTGTTGGTGGTATAAAAGATTTTGCTGGTGATACGGTTAAAAGCGGATTTAATTCTGTTAAATCGTTTCTTGGTTTTGGTGATGATGAAGAGAAAAAAGGATTTGTTGGTTCTCAGGAAATTGCAAAGAGAAGCATGGATCAAATCAGTGGAGTAAAAGATACATCTGACGAAGATTTGCAGGCTGAATTTGACAGAAGGTTTGGTTATGGTGATTCAGGAAGCACTAAAACTGCTGAAACTTTCAGCATGACAAATAGAGGAATGAATTCTACAAAACAAAAACAACAACAATCATCTGCGGCTATCGTAAACGCGCCTTCTAATACAAATGTCAGTAACACAATAGTAGAAGGCGGTGGCGGTAACACAGCTAACCCCGATGTAAACTTCCGCAATAAAAGTTACGCAGATTATTCACGAGCGTATAGCCAGTAAAGGAAAGAGAGAGGGGGCTTAACGCCCCTTCTGATCTTTCAATTCTTTGATTTCATGATTATAGAATTCTTCCTCGAATTGAGTATGATACCCACGTTTAATAATAAATTCTATGAGAAGTGTTAGATGCACAGCCCCTGTGTAATCATCTGCGTTTTCAAGACTTGGTAGGTCAATATTCATACCCACTTGATCATCTTTCACATCTTCAAATACAACTGAACATTTTGACATAATCTTTTAATCCTCGTTAATGACTTCCAGTGTGTGAACAAAAGCTTCTTTCTGTTCAACGATTCTATCATAACTATCCGCTTGTGTCTTGTCGTTTCTGAACTTAACCAAGCGTGGTAGAAACAAACTCATCGTATCAGGTTTGGTTTCACTTGCAATGATGTCATTAGATTTAATTTCACCAATTTTTCCCAGATACAGTTCTTGATTTTCCCAGATTGATTTTCTGAGTTCGTCAGTTAGTCCAGTACCCACATTAACCACAAGCTTACCATCTAAACTTTCACAAATCAACGAACCGAGAACTTCATCCCATTCCCCTAACGTTTTCCCTTGGTTGAATCCTGTAATGATAAGATCACATGTAAACTCTGTTTTAATCTTCACAAAATCGTTACTGGTTCCATCTTTCCATTTAGCACTCTGGTTTTTAACAAGAGTCCCTTCAAGACCATCTTTAATATTTTCCATGAAATGTTCAATAACTTCATCAACACTATTCACAATACGGGAGTCGATAGGCTTAACTTGGTCTGTGTACTCTCTCAGATCATCTACAATAGCTTTTAGCCTCTCAAACCTATCGACGTAGGGAGTGTGACAAACACACTCTTTAAACTCGCTGTATGGAACCACATCCCACAGTACGTGAAGCAGCCTTTCGGGATCAACTTCGTTAGAATTCAGATATCCGTTTCCTTTTTGACGAGGCATTAACTTTTGTCGCGCTGGTGTTTCATAAACAAGAATTTCCCCCATAAGAACACAACTATAAGGCAAGTCTAAATTAGAAATTGCTAAAAACATGTCATTAGAGATGTGGTGATTATTAATAGCACCACTACGCGAACGAACTTCAAATGTTTCAGATTCTGGATGAATGATGATATCTTCGTACTCACCATCTTCCTTTGTCTGTGAAATGCAAGGGAATTGAATTTTCTTCAAGTTCTTTTCGCTAAAAGAAGATGCCCGCATATAGGGATGAACATAGATTAGATCAGGCCAGACCTTGTTGATTGTCTTTGCAGACGCACCACATTTAAGATCACGATCAATAACACATTTAAAGACATACCCATCATTCTTAGATAAACTATTAAATGTTTCTTGTATTAGTTCATGTGCGGCATTACCAGTCACATCACGCTCACTAATTTGAAACTCCAAAACGTCAAGAGCTTCGGATAAAGATAATTCTTTTTTATCTCCAAAGAGATCTCCAAAGAGATTACCAACCGACACAGGTTCGCTTGGTAGGTCAACATCCTTAACCCCAAATGTGATTGATGGGTCATATGTTAACCAAGCAACAAGTTTGAACAGGTTTTCTTCGGGAGTGTCTTTTATGGCTTCGAGTATAGCAGCTTTTTCATTTCGCTTGGTTGTGGCTTGCAGTTTGTTGATGATTTGACAGACTTCCATTGCATTTCCTTTATTGTGTGAATATCAATATATTGTATCACGATTTAAAAAGGATGTGCAAAAAGAATAACATATTTGTGCGGAATGTACCTTTATATGCACTTTTCAGAGGTTTCTTCCAAAAAGTGCGTATATTGGGCTTAAACTTCTTCTTCTGCTAACAAGAACGCTTTGCAGATTCCAGATCGTACAATGTCATTTGGTGTGTATCTTACAATGTCAACAGACGATGACGCCATCTTATCAATAACTTTCAAAAACTGTTCCAGTCCAGATATGTCAGTTTTTTTATGTAAGTCATTCTGTTTTGTGTCGCCACAGAAAATAATCTTTGAACGAATACCAACACGAGTGATAAGTGTTGACAATTCAAGATAAGTCATGGACTGACATTCATCGACAATCATGATTGTATCATTAAAGGTGGTGCCTCGCAAGAATGATGTATTATGAAAATCAATATAACCAGAAGCTTTTAAGTTATCATAGTTATTGGTTTTGAATTTCATGGCCTCATCACACAATGCTTTGTATGGAGCTTCATACGCCTGATCTTTTTCAGCTTGATCACCCGGTAAAAAACCAATATCCCTACCTTGAACGGCGCTACGGAATATTGCAATCTTATCATAGGGTGTTGCACTATTAAAAACATCTGCTAACGCACAGTACATTGCTGTAAAAGATTTACCAGTACCTGCACTTCCTAGTTGCAGAATAATGTCTGTATCTCTGAAATGGCTATCCATGTATTGCTGTTGCGGATAGGTTGGATTATCAGGGAATGCGGCAAGATCATGTTGTGTTAATTTTTTACCAGCATAGGTCTTATGCGCCTCTGGTGAACTACCTTCTACGATCTTTAATCTTCTCGGCTTTTTGCTCATTGCTATTAGCACCTTGTTGTTTAAATATTTTTTTTTAATGCTGAGTCATAACAAAAAAGCTCAGACCACTTTTGATAAGCGGAATGAGCTTTTGGGGGAATCTAGGAATTTTCTTGAAATGAAATGGTTTGCATTTATTGCTCCCATGGTTCAATTCTATTTATAACGCTAACGAATCTGATCCGTGATATTTCTTTGTGCTGAACTTCCCTCTGGCAAAGCTTTGCTAATGTCCTTTAATCTGTCATTGAAATTGAGCGTAGTGTTCATTGTACCTTGATAGCTTATATTAGTGGTTTGGACTTGTATATACAGAGAAAAAGACCCACACGATTTACAGGGTGATTCACAGGGTTTGTTCCGTGCTTCTATAGGAAGGGTTTCTTCTTTGGTAATCTGACAATTTCTACATTTATACACGTAACTTGGCATTGATTATATTCCTGAAAGGATTGACTTTAATTTAGCCTCTAAACTATATATTTCGGCTCTGGGTATATCAATTGTGGTTTTCCAAGATTTACCGTCATCATCATACCTCTTAATAGTGTAAAGAAAATTAAACATAATATCTTGCATTTCTTTTCTGAATTGACCATAGACTTCTTGATCATGATAATAGAGATGTTTTTTCTTTATCTCATCATCCAATATACAATCATTGAACATTTGTTCTAATGCGCTGATGCTAACAGTGGTGTTACATGGATTAAATTTAACATAAGAATGATAATCAATAGTATCACTATGTCTGGTCTTCCTGAATTCAATCATAGACATATCTAGTCTAGGCAACTTTTGCATCAAATGATACCTTTTGCATAATGGGTGCGTAATGACGAACAATGTCATGTGCTGATTTATTGAATTGGAAATCTGGGAACACTTGAAGATTTTCACTCACACCAGACTTCATAACTCGGGCTGTTTTGATTTCACCATAAGCCAATTCAACAACAACCATTTTCCTTGACTTGTCTTCACCTTTTGTTGAAAAGAACACGTTTTCTTTATCGTACTGAGCAACGTATTCAATACCATCAACATTAATAAAAGATACTTTCACTTAATTACTTTCCTTTTGTATGTATAGATTATAGAGCTTTATGTACATATTAGGGTCTGTATGTATAGATTATGGAACTTTATGTACATACAGACCCCTAACAAAAAATTATTTATTCAACAACACCCGCCTCTTCAAGTTCTCTTTTTGCAATCTCTGCACCCACAATAATCCGATCATGAAGTTCTTCTGATGTCAAGTACATATCCTTACCATTTAGAATATTTTTAACTTCTTTTTTGGTAAAGTATGGGACATATATTTCCATGCAAATTTTCTTGATCAATTTGCTTGTAGCTTCTGCGGCTTTCAAATTTTCTGAAAATTTGCCACCAATAATAGTGGAACCGTCATGGAACATAGCATGAGCAAAAGGATACACCACAAAAGAGCTTCCTGCAAAGAAGATAAGAGTTCCTGCACTAGCAATTTGTCCATCTGCGTGACAAATGATTTGTGCGTTTGATCTAAGCATTGCATGAACAATGGAAATAGTAGATTCAAGAGAACCACCACCTGTGTTGATGTAAAGATTAATTACATCCTGTTCTTCTGCTAAATCCATTACTGTGATCATATCAACGTATGATCCAATATCAGAAACGATTTCTCCATAAATATAAAAGTTATGGATAGCCCCAGATGGATAAGCTCTGTGCTCTACTGGGTTTGTAACGCTGTTAACCATTACTGATTCCATTTTTCTCATACCTTACCTCTCCATTTTCCATCTTTGATTGTAATGATAGTTCTTTTGCTATTTGGGTACGTTATAATACAACTTTGTGACCAGCTTGAACCGCCCACATTATACCCCATGTCTAATTTAGCCATTACACCGGCATAATACACCCCATCTTTGATCGTTGCTGTGTGAGTGTGTCCTACGTTGTGGCGACTTCCTAGCCTTTGGAATACAGCTACACCACCTCGACTACCGTTTGCACCGTTATGGCCGTGTTGACCGCATTCAATACCATTACCATCTTCGTCACAAATACGGAAAGACTCATCCGTTTTCAAAAACCGAACATGATCCAGTTCTTTCGAATTGTTCTTGACAGCCCATTCAAAAACAGAAAACCCAAAGTCACCCGCTTCAATTGTCTTGTACTTCTTTAGCTGACATTCAAGAAAGAAGATAGCATTTTCTGGATCAATTTTGTAATCAGCATTCTTCAACCACCGTTCAAGTGCTAGGTCGTGATTTGACTCAACCACAACGGTCTTACAGAAATCCCGATCCATGTCTTCAAGTGTTGCAATGACATTAAAAATATCACTTCGCACAGAATCATTTCCATGAGTGTGTGTCTTGAATCGAAAATAGGGATCACCTATGCTGTGATGATTCCTAGAGGTGAAATCAGCAAGATCATTTGCAAACTGAAACTTAGGTCGCAGAGTGTCAATCATACTGTTTGAATTTCTACCAAATGCCAGATCATACACTTCAACATCTTTTTTCTCAGAATGCAGATCACCCCAATTAATCGCTTCCACATAATTAGAATTATACACTCCATTGGGTGTATAATACTTGTCCAGATCATAAAAGCAACCTGTACTGGTTTCTGCATTCAACTGACGAACAAAGAAATCCCCTTCTTTGTCAACCTCAATCAAAAGCGCACTGAAAGCATGGTGAAACTCTGCCTTTTGTCCAGCTTTCTTTTGAATATAGTTTCGCTTTGTCACAGCACCTGTAGTGTACATAATCTTCGCGGGGAGTGATTTATGTGTTGGAATCGACTCAAGTTGCAATTTGGCATGAGGAACTATAGCAGAAGCAGCACGAGTGTAGCTGTGAAGACCGCTGAGAGGGTTTACGGCTGTAGGTAGTATGTTGAGTTCACCACACCACATAAGGTCGTTACAGAGCATCATAGGCTTGTCTAGGATATACTTCTTAATCCGAGGATCATACCACACCTCTTCTGAATCAGTTCCTTTTTGTAGGTTCTGAAACCCTGATGTGTTGTAGGTAAATGTTCCACATAAAATTTGTGCATTCCTTTCACCCGCTAACACTTCTAAGCTGTCCATAAACTTGTTATGCACAAACGTGTTGTTCTGAGCAGAAATAGCAATGTAAACACCTTCACCCAAAACTTCAATGTCTTCGTGCAATGCTGACAATTTACCAGACGCTACAGGTTTTTCACTGTACTCATCCCACCATTTAATGTATGTCTTTTTCAACAAAAAATCATTAAGTGTTGATTTTGCAATTCCTGTCAATTGGCTGATCTGCCTCGTTGAAAGACTATCATGTTTATATCTTAGAACTTCTAACTTGACATTATCATCTTCTAGTAATGCTGCCATATTAAACCTTTTTCCATTTGTTGAATTCTAGTCTTGCCATCAAACCTTTAAATGTTCTTTTGCGTATAACTCCCATGAGTAGTTTTTGTGAGATTCCAGACTGTATCATATCATTTATATCTTGCTTATTGTCTGTTGAGTTTGGCCAGATCACTACAGATCGCCCTTGGTCTATGGCGGAATCAATGAGCTTTACTATATTTTCGTTACGCGATTCATTGTCAAAAATTAAAACATCTGCATCTGACCTTGTTAGGTTAGCATCACATGTTGCAAGACAGTTATCTACGAACAAAGAATCAAGCGGCCCTTCAACACAGTAGGTTGTTTTGGTCTTATCCAAATTCTCCAACCCGTATATTTTTGTCACGTCATCATGTGTTTTGATGGTGATGTATTTCATCTTAGATTTCTTTAAAGCTCTGCCTTGAATCAATTTTATGTTACCAAGTTCGTCATAAAAAGGTATCACGATTCTTGGCTCGTTTTCAAGTAAATTCTTAGACGAACTTTTACTTAACTGCATACAAACCGATTTAAAATCATCGGTATACAAAAGCCGTTCAATCTGAGCTTTTTTGAATCCTCGCCCACATAAATAAGTTATAGCAGGATGATTGTCAGGTAAGGTAGCACAATTTACCGTATTAGTCAAAACAGTTAGTGAAGTTTCTTCTTTTTTGTTTATGACTGTATTGAAAGATGGTTTTGTTGTCTTTTTAACAGGAACTTCTTTTTTCTTTGTTGTGAAGCTATGGAGTAGTGTTTCTTTTTTGTATTCTTCAAATTGTTGTGGTGCGTAGTCAAACACAAAGTTATAAAAGGATCGAGAGTAATTGCAATTTTTACACTGCACATTCAATGATCCTTTTCTAACATACAAAAAGAATCGAGTGATTGTGCTGCTTTTCTTTGAGTCACCACAAAATGGACACCGACATACATGAACATTAGGTTTGACTTTCCTGAAACGAAGAAGACCTAAGCTCAATCGCTTCATCCAAGCCTCATCTACATAGAGCTTCGTTTGAAACATAATAAGTTCGTTTCCTAAGTATATAAATAGTAGTATAAATTCTAACACAATAAAAGATAGTGGGCAATCCTTATGGGTGCAGAACAACTAGAAATATGGCAGATAGTATCAATTATATTTGGGATGTGTTTTACTCTGGTAGCTCCTGCTATATGGTATTCTCGCACTCAGTCAACAAAAACACAACAATCCGCTGAAAAAATGGTTGTCGCACTTAAAGAGTCAACCAAAGAAATGATAAATTCTATTGTTACTACACAAGATAAGACATCAACAGAGGCAAGACAAGACTTAAAAGAATTTAGAGAACACTTTGACAAACGTATAAGTGAGATTTATTCCGCGATTGACAATAAAAACAAAGAACTTAGAGACTTTATATTTGGTGAGATTAATCTGATAAAAGTATTAATAACGGACTTAGAAAAAAAGATTGACATTACTCGTGAAAAAAGTCACGAACTAGAAAAACAGATGATGAAGTTACAAAATGAGAATCAAAAGAACTTCGTCACAAAAGAACATTTCAACGCCATTGTTAAGCTGCATGGAAACTTTGGTGATGGGGAATAACCCCCACCACCAGTTAGGATTTAATCAAAGATTCGATCAATGATTTCTGCTACATAGGTAGAATTGATTTTTTCAGGCTCCACATTCTTTAGAGCTTGAATCAATTGATGCATATAAGCCTGATCAACACCAGTCAACTGTTCTCTTAGAACAACTGGGTTCCTTAAATCCAATTCAGAAATTTGCCACATCATTTTCAACTGCTGACCAGCCGAGATTCTCCAACCCCGTTCGATAAACTTTTTGGTTCTGAATACCGAGGCGATAGGGTATAGGGAACCAGCATAGACCAACGTTCGACTAAGCAAGCATTCTAGAGCCTCTTGCTTCAATACAAGAGCTTTTGCCCCATGGTCATAGTAGTTCATAGCATGAACAAAGTCGTAGTTGTCGTGTATCTCAGAAGGCTCACCGTAGAACCGAATCACAAGCTGAAATTTGTCAGAGAGTGTGATTGCATTTGCTGACAAGAACACAGGTCGATGACTTGATTTGCCTACATCATCCATACTTTTAGCAAGTGACTCGACAAACTTTTGTGTTGCCTCTGGTGGTTTCCCTTCAAAGTATTCGTATTGCTCTTGATTTTCACCAGCAACACCAGATGACTGTAGCCAGATAAGGACACGTTCTTCTAGTTCACCTTTCGCATTTTTAAGAGTGTCTTCTTTAACTTCTGGCGAACACGATGCTACTACTCCGTCACCAACTTTTAAAGATTGAGCCTCATTGAACTTGTTAACATAATAATTAGCAACAGCCAGTGTCGTTTCTTTATCACGAAAATATAGGTCATAATCGTTTACTTGCTCACCAAGCAACATCGAAGCAATTGACCCACCGGTTACAATGGTATTTTTAGCTGCCAGTTCCTGAACTACTGGGTCATCAATAGTGTCTAGCCAATCATTAACTTTTTTGGTTAATTCGGCTTTGATACCATTCTTCTTACGCCCGTATTTAATGGGTTCCATACATTAATCCCCTTGTAGGTGCTTCCACATAGTAGCTGCGACCCGATTGTGTCTTGATCAAAGTCTTAACACACCCACTCAGTTTATCAACACCGTGTGGTCGATTGGTGGTTGCGTTCCACACGTTAAACAAAGGACGAACAGACTCAGCAAGCATACGAATCAGATAACCACACATTTCATCACGATCTTGTGGGTGAATATGTCGCTGCCAATTGGTTCCAAATGCAGTGTTAAATTGAGTCATTGCTTTCGTGTAGCTATCAAAAATTTCAGCCATTGTGTATTACCTTTTGGTTTGGTTTTAAAAAGAAACGATTGCATGGCATACACAATCGTTTCCGTGGATACTCCTATAAAAATTTAACCAATCATGTTTACGTGACGTACTGTGTAGCCATTCTTTTTTGCTATTGAGGCCGCTTGTGTGCTGGTGTTTGCTTCAACTCCTATGCTAGTGATTTCTCCATCAATCAGTGTAACAATTTCATAAAAATGCTTGGATGATTTCTTTTCAATAACGATGTCGGTCATGTATAATTCCTTTCGTTGGGGGTTTTAGTCTTTCCAAATTCCATCATCAAAACTAAATTGCTAATTCTTCGGACTCAGAAACAATTATTTCCGACTCTAAAACTTTGATTCTTTGGTTGATCATATCCAATCTCCTAAAATGTTTCATCAATCACTCAGTACAAGGGTATCTTCTCATACCGAGGGTTTAGAGTCAATACCTATTTCAATTCAAGCAAGTCATTCATCATGAATGCAGTCTCTTCCCATGAACCGAAACAATACGCATCTAGATCAGAAATGTCAACTGAATTATCTTCGAGGTAATTCAAGAATTCTTCCATGTCCCATGAGTCATTGAAAACGATGGCCTTGTCACCATCAAAGGCAGTCTCAACTTTAACACCGATGGTGATGTGTGGGTAGAAAACGTAAAACGAATTGTCTGCTTCTACATACTTGAAAAGTTTCATAAGTAAATCTCTTAAAATGTTTGTTTAATTCCTCATTACAGATATTTCCAATTAGACAATTTTGTAGTTTATTTCTAAAGCTCTTTTTAAAATAACCTTACCAACAGTTCCCGAACTATTCAATTTAACAGTATACACTTTTTTATTAATTTTTACAGTAGCAAATGATGAAATATCACCAGTAATCACATCAGCCCTTTGGTGTATGTCAGAAACTAAACGATTACCAACAACATTGTTATCACTATTAAAAATTTTAATTTTCATGTTTGATTTGCTTTCTTCTAAGAATGCTTCGTAACTTTTCATAATTATTCCTTTTTTTTTTTAATTTCTATATTGTGTAGAGTATTTATTGCTAATTTAATATTCACCACTTTCTGTTTCAAATGTCTTTCCACGCTTCCCGATCATCAATCGTCTTTTTCTGACTTTTGGTAATGTTCATATTCAATCTCCTAAGTTTTCCCAATCAATACATACAGTCTACACGAAAAAGGGGACTCTTGCAAGCCCCCTTTGAATTAATCTACCCACGTATGCATATTAACATCAACCCCAGTTCCATCAAGCTCTTCACGAAGAACATTAACAGCGGCACGAACTCGATCTTCATAGAAACCGATGTACTGAGTTCCTACGGTTGGCTTTTGTAGCTGGAACACATATTCCTTTTTTCCGTAGCTGTCCCAAGTGTTGTTTTCTTTGATGAATCCTGCGTCAAGAAATTCTTGCTTGATCTTACGCTTGCGACCAAATCCTAGTAGAACAATGGCATAACCACAAGTCCCGAAATCTAAGCGACCAGCATTACGAAATGCGAAGTCTTCTTCATAAGCCAGAACTGCGTTACAAACTTTGGCTTCGATAACTGCGAATTGAATCTTGTCCATGTCTTAATCTCCGGTAGGTATTTCTCAATTTCTACAATCAGTATAAAGGAAATGCGTTCTGGTGTCAATCATCTTCATCTAATTTCTTTTCAAACTCTGGATACTCACCACAAAGCGCACCAAGCTTTTCTGCATAGATGTTTGAACCAGCTTGATCAGGCTCATATCTCATCATTTGAACAAGAAAGGTTGCGTACTTTAATTTGAATTCTTCATAGCTCACAATTCTTCTCCATAAATATCAAGTCCTGATTCAATAGCACAATCAATGTTATCAACACACAGTCTAATCATATCTTCTGTGCTGGTGCTTACAGGGTGAGTCATTATTGATTCTACGTTATCAAATCCATATAACCCATGAAAATAGACGTATCCATCACCACGAACAGCTTCAATTCCGATATCACCAAGAAATGCTTCTTTGATTCCTTTATTCACTGCTTTCATGTTAGCCATGCTTTAATCTCCTAAGTTTCCCTCATCACAGTACCCATTCTACAGATGATGAGGGATTGTGTCAACATCTATCGTTGTCGTAGCTTTGGCTGCAAGTAATCAATCAAGCATTTTAAATGAACGTGGGTTACTGGAATCTCACAATAATCTAGAGCCTCAAAATTCGCAATCGCAAGCCAATTACAATCACCAAACAACCTACCACCAAAACCATTAGTTTCATTACAGTCTGTTTTATGGATATTACCAAGAACCGAAATCGCGTCTAGCTTGTTATCATTAATCGGTTGTTTACATGCGTCACACACTAAAACTTTTTCAATTGTCATAACTAAATCATTCCTTATCAAGTATTTTAATTAATTCCCTATACTCATCACATCCCATTCCATTATATCCATTTTTAACATAGACAAAATGATCATCATGCTTTGATATAGAGCCAAGAAGATTGTCATCTATAATAACGTAGTTGTCAATATAAAATTTATTTTTAAATTTTTTTTCAAACTTTTCAAACCAGTCGTCAATTTCTAAAGATTTATAATCGAGAGTTTTTGTTGTTGTTCTCCATAAATCATCATCAGGAAATAAAAAGTCCGTTAGATACCCACCACCCCATCCTATCATCTTTGACTTAAAAATATCAACACTGTCAAATAATTTTCTTTTTCTGGATGTTATTACAATATAACATAGATACTTGCTACAAATAGAATCTAGGAATTCGACCACCACGGAATCAAAATCTTCCAAAGCCCCTCTTTCAAGTTTTGAGAACTGAGCGCGATGCGTGGCTAGAACCCCCTCTATGTCAAGAAATAGTATCCGTACTGGTTTTTTGTTTGAGTTTTCCATATAATTCTCTTTTGTGTAGTCAAATAAAAAAACTACTCATACAAAAACACTTTAAAAAATGCGTTTGTGTGAGTAGTCTGATTTGTGTTTACTGTTTCGGTTGTATGATCCTTTGCCTTTTTTGATCTTTTCTTTCTTTGGTAAGAAGGCATTGGATGTTACCAATGCTGCCAACGCATTGTGTTTAATTTTTCCTTTATCATGTTGGAATGACATTTTAATCCTCTCTATTTTTGAAAACCCCAAACGAATGAATGGGGTTTATTTTAAGCGAATATCTTTTTCCATCCCCGCTTTAAATTATTGAACCTCTTCCTCAGTACGAAAAAATTCAGGATATGCCTTCTTAAAAACCGTTTTCGACACGCCAGTAATTCTGCGTTCGCCTTTTAATAGTTTTTCAATGAGACTTGCTTCCTCAGAAGTAACACCTTCCAGAACCAATGTTAAGTTGCGATTCACAATCCATGGTTTATCTTTATTGCTGATAGCTGCTTCAATTCTGTTCATAGAATTGTTAATGTTCATGAAAGCAATACCAGACGGATTTTTAGAAACTTTGTATTCTGGAATCACAATATCAGATAAGTCACGATTATACAATGAATCAATGAACCAACGCAAGCTTTTTGTTTCGTATGCTTTTAACAGTTTTGCCTTTTCTTCAATTGTTTCTTTTTCTGCAACTCTTTTAAATACTTCCGGTAGAGTTAGTCCTTTATCAATGTACGCCATATTAATACTATTCCTTATTGTTCAAAGTATAACCTATTTATAAAAATTATTCTGACCAGCATCCTTTATCAGCTTTTTCAAGTTCTGCGTAATAAGATGCAATATCCTTACCAATCACAGCATTCAGACTATTATACACTTGTTTGTTATAGCCTGTGTAAGTATTCAAAATCACATCATTCATATCATAGTATTCGTTAATGAACTTTGCAACAGCCCCAGACCTCGATATACCCATGAAGCAGTGAACTATGAATTCCTTATCAGGGTGTTTCTTAATGAAGTCTACAAGGCGCTGTGCTTCGTCTGAGGGGATACCATCATCGTTGTCTGGAAAGGATAGTGTGATATAAGAATATGGATCAATTTCTGTAAATGTAAATAGAGATTCAATTTCCCCTTGCTCGTGGTTTGTATCGCTAATAGAAACATACGCAAGCTTGGTAGAAATTAAAGGATTGAAATCTGCGTTCTTGTTGCGAAGCATTTCTTTAAATGCGAATCTGTTAACAAATGTAATCATGACAAAACTCTAAAATTATTGCTGATCTTTTCCACGATTAAAGTACCTTTGTTGGTTTTCGCAAAATTGCTCTTTTAAGTCTTCTCTATAGTAGCAGATCACACCATTGGCTTCAAGCATAAATCGTTTCATATCTTCAAGAAATTGTCTAAAGTCTAGAGTTTGTTGATACTCAATCGCAACAAATACTTTTGGCTGATTAATAAACTCTTCCACATTGTCCTCTGTCACCACGTAAAAATCAAATTTATACGGTTGTACAGGATTCGGTAGTTCTGGGTGTGAAAATGTTTCATTGAATGAGATGTCTGGTGGTGTTGACGCACATCCTGATAGGATAACGCAAAACATCAGTAAAAGAATTATTTTGGACATAATGCTGCATCCCCTGTAATGCAAGACACATCATTCATAAACGTGTTGAATGATGATTCGATTTTTAAGGCGGCTTCGTTGGGTTTGTCTTTGAGCATTTGATAATTTTCTTTCAAGTCTTGTAGTTCTCGAATCTTGGCTAGGTACTGAGAGGATATTTTTGAATTGTCACTGCGGAGACTTTGTGTTCTGTCACGTTCTTCCTGAATCCTACCATTAACAACCAACAATTGATTCTGTAAATTATCAACCTGTTGTTCTGAAACCGCAAGCTCTTGTAATGTTTTTCTATAGTCGTATGCCAACCATGTAAAACCACCAACAAGACTTGATACAAGACCCGCGATTATCCAAAACTTTGCAGTTTTCATCATCATTGGAATTGCTTTGATGAGTGCAAACATTTGATGAGTTCCTTATTTTAGAAACGTCATTGAACCTGTGTCCCGATTCTTTATGAGTAGTTTCTTTTCTTTGTTAAAATTCTTTTTGATAAAGTCTTCTAAGTCTTTATCACCTACGTAATTCTTCCAACGTGCGTATGGTTGCTTACCTTTACCGCGACTACACTTCACATATGTCTCTGAGTCCACGTCTAAGCATGGATAGCCAGCAAAAGAGCCTTTGGTGAGGGTTTGTGCGTCTGGATTAGCAACGCCTGCTGTGACGTTTGTAGGTGCGTCTGACTCATCCACGCCTTCATCAGCTTCTGGTACACAGTTTGGAACCTGCTTACCGTCTTTGGTTTTCATTCCAACCTGTTTGTATCCTTTCCAACAAGGATCATCGGCAGCTTTCTTTTCTTGTAAGTAGTCTTTAAATTCTTTCATGCCTTATACTCCCCTATATTCTTCTTCTATTTGGTCGTAAAATTCCTCAACCACTCCACCATCACCAATAGGCAATGAAAGATACGCCAATATTGCATTGGCGTATGGTTTGTGATGAGGCTGCAACTTATGAAAAATAATCTTTGTCGCAGACTTATGTTCAAACACATTGTAAAATGAAATGAAGTAGTTCACCAACAAACGAATATTCGAACTCTCATCAGATGACTCATTTGAAATCATCTTTTTGATCGTTTGAATTTTTTTCAAGTCCTCTTCAAATTCTTGTTCGCTAATGCAATATGGATTATCATAAGCTTTCATAGCGAACAACTTAAACGTCTTATTAGTTAGTTGCATTTTTCTTTGGTCGGCCTCGACCTTTTGGTTTTGCTACTTCGACTGTCTTTTTATATTCGCTTTCTTCTTGTTCGTCTTGCTTCTGTTGGGGTGCTGGTTCTTCATCTTGTTCTACAGCCTCTGGTGATACAAAAGAAATTTGATCAATTTCTTTGAACAATTCTTTTAGTTTTTCATCAAGCCCTTTATAACTAGCCAAGACTTCACCAGTTTCTTTGACCACCCATCCTTTAGGTGTTGCAATAACTTCTTTTTTATTCTTAGGCTTCTTAGCCCAAATTGGCAATACTCGCATATCTTTTATTCCCTATATCTGTTATACTCAATTGTATTTAGAATGGTTTATTCACACTCGATCATTTCAAGATCGTATTGCTGACCTTCGATGATCATACGAATAGTGGGTGCGTTTGATGAACCAGATTGTCTGGGGTCAGATTTACCTTTAGGCAAAACGGTTATGATCTTAACAGTTTTTGTTTCAAAATTAACTGCGGCGATGTATGATTGTTGATACTTTTTTGAAAAGAACACAAAAACACCACTGATAGGCTTCATTTTTTCAATCTTGTCAAAAACGCGGGAATGAAAATCTTTCCAATCGTCTTCTAGCATATCAGGGCGGCGATCATATTCTTGTGCGGCTGCGTGAATAGTAGCTTCAAACTTCCATCCCTTGAAAGGATATTTAAAAAAGATGTTTGAATCTTTTGCTACTTCTTGTTCTTCGGACTTAGATCGTTTTCCTTTTCCTCTGACTGAGGCGAAACGACCCATTTGGCGGGATTCAATGAGGATGGACTTGATTGTTTTCATTTTAGAGATAATACCTTTTATGGGTTGTATCTCTATTTATATTATTTATTTCTATGACAAGATGATGCGCTTGATTGTAGGGAAGATTTTCTTGATGACTTCTGCATCATAATTGTCATCAAACATTTCACTAAAAATACCAAGAACAGCTTTGTTATCTTTAAGATCATCTTCTTTTAACAGACAAAGTTTATAGGCTTCTGCGTCATACTCATCATTCATTTCATTCTCTACACAACATGTCCCCGCAGGGTCATTGTTGTAAAGTAGCTCAGACAATTCGAAAAACTTTACTTCGTTGCTCATATCAAAAACTCCTAAATGGGTGAGAGGTCATTCCCTCAGTACAAATCCATTATTTCATAACAAGTGATGAATTACAAGCTGCAATATCGACCAATTTTGTATGTGTCACCGTGATCACCAATACTTATCACCAGACCAGAAAAGTGAGTCTCTGAAAAGATTCCATTCCAACCTTTCAGTTCGCCAGAATAATCAATATGAGCAAACCCACAATCAACGGTTGGAGAAACAATTCTAACAAAATCATTCAGGCAATAATATTCGCCCTTGTATAGAATGAAATTTTCTTCTGCAAATGTCCCATCATCCATATAATCAAATTCTGATTTTCTAATTTTTTCTGACAATTCGTATCCGTACAAAAAATAACGATATTGATGATTACTTACAATTTTCATAGAACACTCTCTTAGCCTAACAAATTGATTTCATATTTAACAACATTTCCGTTGTCACCAGTCCAAACACGATACCCTGTCTCAAAATAGAAACCAAATTTTGTTGAATTTGAGTCTGTCAGATTGTATGTTGTGTTTTCCTCATTGGCGACAACACCAATGTTCTTTCCAATGGCACGAATAGATGAGTTCCATGCGTGTTTGGTTTCAAGGTAAACACCATTCTTAATAATTTCAAAGTTTTTGCGTTTCATTTTAAATCTCCTAATTGGTTAGTCCCTCACTACAAGGATATTATTTCATAGTGAGTGATCAGATGCAAGAACTATTTGTCCAGAAATTCCATTGTTACCCATGTACCATAGACTCTTTTCTGTTTAATAATTGAAAATCGAAGCCATCTCTTTTGTGTTATCTTTCCAGACCCTTCTGGATTGTCAATAAAAGAAATCATTGGCCTAAAGTGAAACACTGTAAGTTCTCGATAGACCCCATCTGGTGTCGAATAAGTCAACATTATTTTTCTCCTGTTGTATGTGTGTATTACCAGAGTAAACGAAAAAGGGAGCCTTTGCAAGCCCCCTGATTAAATTAGTAGTTAAATTGATTGCTTACATCTTCAACTACTTTATAACGACAAGTTCTCATTTTTGCGTTGACGTAATCGTGGGGGACGCAGCAAACATCTCTTGGATCAACCTCACACATTAATGTAATAGGCCCATAGAAGCAGTTTAGATAGTGTTTAGCAGCCACATGAAGCCCATGACTACAAGTTTGTTCAGGGTCTTCATTAACCATGTTGCGCG